GATGTTTTTCGTGATTACGCTTCTAATGACCCTGCTTTTCACGGTTGGTCTCAGCGATTTGGTAGGAATGTGAGCCATGCGGTTGATTGAGTGTTTTTTTAGGCGGAGATACTACGCTTTGTAGTATGGATTATGGGTTTATTGGAGTTACAGTCGGAGTTTACTGGTAAGAGTCAGGCTGAGATTGCCTCGTTTATCGGTTCTATGCCTGAATCTGAGCAAACGGCTCTGTATGCTGAGTTATCTGAGTTGGACAGGATTAGCCGTGAGGAGCGATTACATTTATTCAGGCCTACGTCTCCACCTGATAATGACCAACGCGGATTTTTATATGCGCCTGGGATAATAACCACTCGCTTTGCTGGTGGTTCTAACCGTTCGGGTAAGACTGAGATTGCTACCGTTGATAAGTTATTGTTTGCCAAGGGGGTGCACCCTATCCGATCATTTGACCATATTCCTCCTCTTTGCCAGAAGTATATAGATAGCAAGAAGCACATAATTACTCGGACTCAATTAAGCAATGTGATATATGATTGGAATAAGGATCATATATTAGATAGCCCTGCGTGGTTAGGTCAGAAGCCTCCGGTCAAGATACGAGAATTCAGTCCATCGTGGGAAGATACTACCATAGACGTTACTATGCGTAAGCTAAGGGAGTTCGCGCCACGTAAGGATTTAGCCGGTGGTTCGTTTGATAAGGCTTTTAGCTACAGTAACCGTAGCCTTACGTTCAAGAATGGCTCTCAGATACGTTTCTTCAATTATACGCAAACCCGTGATAAGATGGGTGGTGCTGATGTAGACGCATTATATTTTGATGAGCACGCTCCTCGCGAGATATATGAAGAGAGTAAGGCTCGTACTGCGGATCGTGGTGGTTTTGTTGTTTATACAATGACCCCAGAGGGTGGTGCTACTTGGGAGCTTGATGATATAATCCATGCTGACAATCCAACAGTAAAGTGTTGGTTCTTTTTAATAGAGAAGAACCCATACGTAAGTAAAGTTGGTCGCGAAGAGTTCAAGGCCAGCATTAAAGACCCTAACTTGTTGAGGGCGAAGTATTACGGGGAGTTTGTTGTTTTACAGGGGATGGTATACCCTGAGTTTTCCCGTGATAATCATGTTATCCCTGATTTTGATCTACCTACTGGCTATCATCGACAGATTATTGTTGACAGCCATTTGCGTACACCTACGGCTATTTTATGGATGGCTACGAGTCCTAAAGGTGTTTCGTATGTTTATCGGGAGGCTAAGTGGAACCCTGATACCGATAGTGGTGGTATCCCCAGGATGGTTGAGAAGATACGTATGTTGACTGGGAATGAATATATCCATCAGTTTATTATTGATGAAGCTATGGGCGGTAAGGGTAAAAATATAAATGGACATGAATCGGTCAAGATGCAGTTGATTAAGTGTGGCTTGCCGTTTATGGGTACTAATCAGGTTGGTGGCAAGAATTTTGAGGCGGGTGTGAACCTGGTCAGGACTGCGTTATCGGTCGATCCAATTACAGGTAAGCCCCGCCTTTTTTTCTTTGAATCGTGCGAAGGGACGATTAAACAGCATGAGCGATATAGGTTTAGGCGTAGAACAAAGGCTGATGAAGAGACGTTGAGGGAGTCGGTGGCAACGGTTGATGACCATTTTGTCGATGATGTTCGGTATGGGCTTATGGCTTCACCTCAGATAAGTACGGCGTTAGCGGATAAGCCTATGATAATTCTACCAAAAAGTAATCCAACCTTTAATTATCAGAAGCGACAATATACTCGGTTAGGGTTTTAGGGAGAGGCGATATGGGGTACGGTAACATAGATTTTGATGGTAAAGATGGAAGAAAGTTGACTGAGAGTTTGTACCAGCAGGCTAAGGGGTATCAACAGGCGCGGAATAATGGGTATAAGCGGTTTTATCACCAGTATCATGGCTATTTGGATACTGTAAGTCGTGATCCGAATATGTCCAATGTCTTTATTCCTAAGCTATTCTCTTCGGTTGAGACGGTTTTGCCTCGTGAGGTCAATGCTGTCTTTGGTGTTCGTCCGTATATCCCTATTGAGGCGGCTGGTAATCGTGAGGATTATAAGGAAGTTGCGGAATACCAGACAGAATTCCACGATGTTATCTTGAATAAGGCTGGATTCCTTGAAAAGATGGTGTTGGCGGAGAAAATGAAGTTTATCTATGGCACGTCTTTTGTCGAACCTTTGCCATATTTTGAAACTGTTATGGAAAAACATATTGTCCCTGATCCGTACACCGGTGCGCCAACCATTCAGGAGGTTCCTGCTCTTCGATATCGGTTAGATATTCGGGTTTACGCTCCCTGGGAGGTTTTTGTTGACCCGTTTGCTATCAATCTGTCCGATCCTAACGGTTGTAGGTACATCGTGTTGAATCAGCTTGTATCCCGCCGTCAATTGATAGCTATGGCGAAAAAGGGGGCTTATGGACAGGATTTCGACGTTCAAACTCTGATTGATTATGGAAAAGACAAGAGTTATTCACCTCAAAAGGTCAATGACCACTTTGGGTTACAGATATTATCCGATATGGGATTGCCCACACAGAGTGGTGATAGCGATATCGGTGTATTGATGCGGGTGATGATGCCTGATAGATATATAGACTCGTTCAATGGGACTATTCCTCTTCGAGATGGTGACAATAGATTTGAACATAAGTTGATAAATATGTCGAGGCTGGTAAATACCCCCGATCCCCATACTCAGAACCAGTTTTGGGGTATAGGCATGGCTGAAATGTCTGAATTACTGATTGATCTTGAGAATGATCTGTTTGATATGACGCTTGACGCTCATGCCCAGGCCAACCAGCCAATGATATACTACCGTAAGGGCGCTGTCAGCCCAGAGAATATGATTAAGACTCCTGGGAATAGGGTTCCTGTTGACCCGTATGTTATGAGTGATTCCCCAATTAAGGGAAACTTGATATATGAGAGTCCTGGTTCAGGGCTACCACCGGATCACTACAGACTGCCCAGTGTCATTGAGAATAAAATAGATATGGTACATGGTGATCATGGGATATCCCGTAGTGAGCCAATGCCCGGTGTCGAAACAGCTGCTGAAGCCGCTATCTTGAGACAGGGTGATGAGGTCAGGTTGTCGGTTGGGATCATACAGACAGAATCATTCTTATCTGATTTTGCCAACAAGGTATTCTACCATTCTGGTCAATTTGCTACAATGGACGACTATGTTGAGATATTGGGTCAGGAGAAGGCTCTGCGTATGCAGTATGCTAACCCTAATGAACTGCCAGGTGGGTTTAATTTTGCATACAAGGGCAAAGACAAGATACTGAACATACGTGGCCGTCAGCGAATGATTGCCGAATTGTTGCCTATATTGGCAAACAACCCCAGTGTTATGCCTGGTGGGCTGGCTACGTGGGTGCTTGATACCTATGAGATTCCAAAGGCTGAAAGCGCAAAGTTCATTGTCTCTGATGAAGAGATGATGGCTAAGGCACAGGAACAGGCTGATATGGATGCCGCTATGGGTACCAGAGAGGATGTGTCACGAACCAGAGAAATCGAAGCAAAAGGAAGTGTGGAGGAGAATAGAAACAAAATGAAAGAAGCCGGACGTGCACAGGGAATACAGAAAAAAAGTGAACATACAACCTTACAGGAGGGTCAAAACAGTGCGAAAAAACAGAGAGAAGATGCTGTCGGAAAGGCGGTATAATTATGATTAGATATTTGGCCATACTATTGCTCATGTCCGTGTCGGTGTCGGCAAGTCAGTGGAATTTGGATGATCTGGCACACCACGCTAATCTGAATCATACTATGATAGCAGCCGACAGTGCGAGCACGAGTCCTATCAGCGAATGTGACACTTTCATAGTGGATATCAGTGGTCCGGCATTCGCCGGTGCTTCATTCTTTTGGCGAAGCTATAATTACCACTTTGATTCGCTATTTACAGGGTCTGCATTCCATGTTATTACAAGGCATGGACCTACACCAACTGGCCCCTGGGTAGCATGGGATTCGACTAAGGCCGTACTGACTGCTGACAGTATGTCGGGCAATGGAGCCTCTAATTATGCTGTAAATGCTGTATTCCTTGGCAGATACAGGAATTGGGCGGCCGCAAGGATATTGTCTGATTCAGATTATGTCGGGACATACTTACAGATCAGGGTGAAATCTGAACAGACAGCCCCAACAACTACGGTTTTCAAGGGTATTAGTGGTCGATTATATCGAGCACGAGTTGATTATTGGTTAGAACCACGATACGGTAACGAATAAGGAGTATAAAAAGTGAATAGGAGGATTATGTTTGTAGTGCTGACATTGTTTGCGTTTTCTATGTCAGTACAAGCGGCCGCGCCGATAGACTCGGTTATGCCGCAGAGCTTTGACCATGACGAGACTGTTACGATAGACAGTACATTGGATGTTGGGTTCCAGCACCTTTATACGTTTAGCTACGTGATGTCTGATACGTGTGAGGCTATTTTAACTTTTACTGGGATTGCAACATTAAAGCCAGGGACTGAACTTTGGATCGGTTGCGGTGCTGATTCAGCAAATAG